TTAACTATAAGTACTAATATGTTCCAATTTATTCATCATATCTTTAGCCATCTGATCAGTAACATGTGTGTATATCTCTAGTGTGGTTTTATAGTCTGAGTGACCTACACGTTCTTGTATAGCTTTTAAGTTAATCCCCAATTGTGCAAGTGTTGAAATATGCGTGTGACGTAATGTGTGTGTCGTAACAGACTTCTTAATGGAACTAATTTCGGTGGCCTCTTTGATAATGTTGTTTATTTTGTTCAAGTCGATAGGGCTACCAGCTGTATTTGTGAATATGTACCCTCTATCAATAAATTTGTCATTCCACTGGTTTTCTTTCTTGTTTTCTAAAATAAGTGTTTTAAGTAAGTTAATGCTTTGGGTAGTGAGTCCGATTGTTCTATAGCTTTTACTTGTTTTAGTCGTCTCTTTTACTCCGAATGCTCCCGTCTCTTTATCAGTTACCCAATTAATTGTACCGTCGATATCTAGCGTTTTATCTTCATAGTTTATATTTTCTCTCTTTATTGCAAGTAGCTCACCGATACGCATGCCATTAGCGACTTGAAACTGTACTATAGCCTTTACCATTTGATAATTACGCTTTCTTGATGAATGTTTTTTGTGCTTAATTAGGTAATCAAAACAATTAAGTAACTCTTTGACTTCACTATCTTCTAAATAGTTATTACGTTTAGCTTGTAGTTCGTCTCTAGTTTTAGCTTTTTTAGGGATATCAATTTTATCTAGTACACTTATATCTTGTAGATCGTAATATTTAAACACATATTTGAAAACAGAACGAATGATAATAACAAGAGACTGAACGTGTCCTTTACTATGTATACTAGCCCAGTTGTTAATAATATCTTGTAGGTATGTATGCGTGATGTTGTTTATCAACACTTCTTTATCAATAGCATTTTTAACTGTGTTTGTATTGCTAATCTTTTCTTTGATTGTTGTAGCCTTTGAACCAGAATGATTCTTATAATGTTCTAACCACTCATCACATGCGACATGGAAAGTTAATGACTTTAATGTTGTCGGTGTCTTATCATTTAACTTCGCCTCTATGCGCTCATTTAAGCGCCTTTGAGCCTCTTTTTGTGACTGCTTACCATTCTTATTAAGAACAACGCTAACACGTCGCCATTTGTTTGTGAGAGGGTCTTTATACTTCTCGTAATAGCGATATTGTACGTCGCCGTGTTTGTTGATGAATTTCTCATGCCACATGTGTAAGAGCCTCCTTAAATAATTTATTTGGAAGTTATATTGATACTATTATCTAAAGCAATATTGTAAGAATAACTTTTGTTAAAGTTTTTAATCTCTTCGTTTAAATTCTTTTTGTTGGTTTGAAAATTTTTAGTTAAGCTAATAACTTGATAGTCTGTGATTTGATAAATATCTGCATAAAGTTTTAATATATAAGCGTTTAAATTGTATTCTTCAATCATCGTATTTATAAAATCGTTTTCAAATTTAAGTATTGTGTTTGTAAAATAATAGTTAAAAATAAAACCTAAATAAAAAAAATCATTATAAAGAAACTGAAAAGTTTTATCTATGTCGTATCGTTTTAAATCAACTTCGATATTTAAACTAGGAGTAGGATTAAATCTTATTATTAAGCGATAAGGAAAGTAGAAAGTTTTTTCTTCATTATCAATGACCAACTTACATTTTAAAGTATTCAATGTATTTTCTTCGAATCTATCTCTATTTATTTCCCTCAAACCCTCACCTTTTTCTTCTACACGTTGTGGAAGGTCTTTAACATCTTTAATTTCTTTGCCGATTATTTTGAAAGTAAGATCATCGAATGAACGTACAAATAGTTCACTTAAGTCAACATTAAGTGCATTAGATATTTTTTCAAGAGTTTCAAATTGAACACCTTGACTTTTACCGTTAGCAAGCAAGGTTAATGAATTTCTTGATATACCTGTTTCGGAATGCAATTTAGTAATAGAATAATTTTTTTCTTCAAGTAAATTTTTTAAGTTAAATTTTATCATTTTAATCACCATCATAAATATAACATGTCTATGAGACAATGAGAATCAAAAAAGACACATAAAAAGTACTAATGTTCGCTAATGTAACATATATAGTACTAAAAAATAATATTAGACAATTATATTGACAATGATACTAGTACTATATATAATACAAATATACAATTTAATGTATTGTAAATAGACTTATTGGGAGGTGTTTGGATGTTTTTAACAGTAAAAGAAACTGCAGAACTTTTAAGAGTGAGCGAAAGACATGCGTATAGACTTATTAAACAGAATGTTATTCCTCATACTAAAATAGGCGGAAAGATACTTATCAATAAAGAAAAATTATTAAATACTTTAGAAAAAGAGGAGGTTAAATAAATGCCTAGAACAAAATTACAGGATCTACCAACTAAAAAAAATACAGCATTAGATGAAAAACAAATCGTATTTCCAGTGAAATATGCAAAACCTAAATTACTAGGTGAATTATTCAACTGTAGTTATTCTACTATTCGAAGATTACTTATTTCATATGATGAAGATAATTTAGGTGTCGAAAATTTGTACATGGATGTTAGTAGTACGTTAACACTAGTGAATGTAGAAAAGTTTGAACAGTTTTTACAAAGAAAGCACAAAAAATATTTATAAGGAGTGAAACAAATGAGATTGTACATTTTGCTTTCAATACTCGCAACTGCTATCGGCACATTGTATGCAATAAATATAGATTTTTTACATGGTTTAGCAATCACATTTTTGATTCAAGTGTTTAGTGTGCCGGTAGCGAATAAATTCGAATATAAAGGAGATAAATAAAATGAATCAAGAACAAATTGATGTATTAGAGAACGTAAATTATCAACTTAAAACAAGTATTTATAATCACTTTGAAAGTTATGAGCATACTGAATATAAAGATGGTCAAGAAGTAGTTTCACAAATTAATCGAGAAAAACATCTTGAATTAATAATGAAATGGGCAGTCCAAGAGTTAGAGAAAAATTTTAATATCAATGAGGAGAATGAATAAGATGAATAAATTAACTAGAGAAGATTACAAAAATATTGAAAATAAATTGAATTACGATCATATGGTAAATGGTAAAAAGCGCACTAAAAAAATGAGCAAACTACTACAAAAAGAATATCGTAGAGATGCTTCAATTATTAAAAGTGAATACCCTAGATTAAGTGATAGTGAGATATCAGAAATTATTATGGATTAAAGAAATTATAAAGAGCTTGTAAGAGCAACAGAAACCTTGATGGACTTCCCTATAAATTATGAAGATTCTAATATTCATAATTTCATTACTAAGGATGATGTTGAAGACCTAAAATTAGTAATTGAAGAAATGACAAGTTTTATCGAGAAGTTGGAGGAATATTAAGGTGAAAGATTTAAAATTTCATGTATCAGAATTAAAAAATAGTTTTGTAGATGCTGGGTTAAATTCAAAACTTAATACAGTAATTACGCTTATTGGCGAAGAGATGGATCGTGGCGAAGAATATAAATCATTACTTGATGAACAAAATAAACCAATGGAATCATATATTGTTAAGGAACATATCAATCACAATTATGTAGTAATGGCAGTATTAAACTCAATATTAAAAGATGTTGATGCAATTGAAGAAGAGATTAAGAATGAATTTGAAAATGCGATGGAACAAATAGAAAAAGCGTCATCTGATGTAAGTTTGGCGACAGAATCAGATAACGCATAGATATTTAATAAATTAACAGAGCAGTTAATAAAATACTCTTTACATATTGTATCATTTTCTGCTCTGTTAATCACTAGAGGTGAAGAATTTGAACAAAATAAAGCTAGAACACGATACCCAAATATCAGTGGTTTGGTATAACAACCTAGATTCTCGTTCTTTTAAAAGTTTCTCTCAACCTAAATGGAGTGAGTTAGTTAATAGGTTATCAATACCACAAAATAATAATAATAAATATGCTCGTGGTGTCGCTGTATATGGTGATATGAAAGATGGCACTGATGAAAACGGTAAAGAATATAAGAAATATCGTAATGATGAAAATGTGATATATCGCGATGTGATAACTCTTGATTATGACGATATTCCAAAGTTGAGGCCACTGCACGATGCAATTACAGACACTTTAAAAGGTGTTGCGTGGTTTTGGAACACCACATACAGCCATAGAACAGAAAGCCCTAGAATACGGTTGCATCTACCATTGAATGAGCGTATTAGTGCAGATGATTACCGTAGATACACTAAAGTTTTAGCAAGTAAGATAGGTCATCCAGTAGATGAGGGGAGTTTTCAACCTAGTAGAGCGATGGCGTTACCAGTAAAGAAATCAAACGATTCAATTTACATCTTTAAATATAACGATGCGTCCATTTTGAACGTTGAAACATTAAAAAAATGGTCGGAAGAAATTGAAAGGCAAACAGATCAATCAATTACAACTAACTTTAACAAGCGCGATGATGCTTATTGGCGTGATATTAGTTTTTCTGTTGCAAAGGGCAATCGTAATAATTCTTTAGCTAGTTTGATAGGACATTTATTTAGCCGACATGTAAATGAATACATTGTATACTCATATGCTTTGCTATGGGGACAAAATGCATGTAAGCCTCCATTAAAAGAACGTGAAATAAATGCTACATTTCAGTCTATTTTAAAGAAACATCGTAATAAATAGAAAGGGGGAAGTATATGGAACTAACTAAAGATGATATTCTTCACGAAATTGAAGAAGTTAAGCAAGAAAAAGATGCTATTCAAGAAGTTATTCCTAAAGGTTATGAAATTGAACAACATCAAAATGGTGTGGCGCTTTATCAAATTATTCCTAGTAAAAAAGATGGAGAACCAGATAAAAAGATATTCATTACTAACACGATTCCCCAAATTACTGAACGTTTTGAAGATATTGAGAGTAATGAAGTAAGTTACAATATGCTTTTTTATGATAATCAAATACCGGTGAATCTAGGAGTAAGCGCTGAAGAGATAGCTGATAGTCGTCAATTACTGAAGTTGGTTAATAGAAAGTTTGATGTAACTTCTACCACTTCAACTAGGTTGGTTGATTATATAAATAAATCTAAAAGGTACAATCCACCAATAAACATTAAAGTAGCTACTCGATTAGGTCATGTTAAAGGATACTTTATTTATCCATATAAAGAAGAAATGAAAAATAGAAATATTAAGTTGTTTAATAATGACAAAGGCTTTCAAAAGTTAATTGATTCTTTCCAGAGTAAAGGAACCCTAGAAAGCTACTCCGAGCATGTGTTTTCAAAGATTAAAAGTCTGCCAATGGTTATGGTCATGTTATATGCATCATTAGGTTCTGTACTATTGCGTGAATTTGAATTGCAGCCTTTTATTGTAGAAATATCAGGCAGTACATCTACGGGAAAGACGTTCACGCTTAATTTAGTTTCAAGTGTGTGGGGGACAAGTAATCTTATTACTACTTGGAGTTCAACTAATAATAGTATTGAGGCAATGGTATCATTCTTAAATTCGTTTCCAATGTTTAAAGATGATACACGTAATACACATCCAAAGTTCGTAGCTAACGCAACTTACAATTTTTCAAGTGGTGAAAGTAAATCAAGAAGTAATATCAATTTAACACTTAATGCCAAAAAGGAATGGCGAAACATCTTACTTTCTACAGGCGAGTCATCTATTTCTAATATGGCAGATGAAAAAGCTGGTGTTTCTGCCCGTGTCGTAACGTTACAAGATCAACCATACCCAGATAATTTTGATTTCACTACATTAGATAAGGCATTTCGAGATAATTATGGAACGTTAGGAAAAGTATTCATTAAACAATATCAATCTAAACAAGAATCATATAAAAGTGCATTTGAAAGTTATCAACGTTACTTTAATCAAAAAGGGAGTAACGAAATCATGCAACGACTAGGACATGCATTCGCGTTGTTACAGGTTAGTGGAGAAATACTAAATGACATTGAGGGATTTGAGCACGATCATTTTAAAATTATTGAACAAGCCTATGACAGCATGGTTAGAAATAATAAAACGATTGATAAACCTAAACAACTGTTAGAGGAATTACTTCAGTATTTAGATGCGAATAGAAATAATATTGCTGGTGATGGTTATAGTGAAGTTAAAAATGGTGATATCAAAGCTATATATAAACGTGATTATTTATGTATATTGGGTGAAACAGTCAAAGAAAAGTTGAGCTATGAAATGCAGACTATTACAGGACAGTGGGATAAAAAAGGTTATTTAATAAAAGGTGAAAAAGATAGATTACAAAAGCAGGTTAAACATGAAACAGTGAAATATAGGGGCTTTGCTATAAGACAAGAAGTACTAGAAGAATTGGGCTTTGATTTTTCTAATTCGTATAATCCTAATTTCGATTTTTGATAAGTACCCATAAGTACCCGTTGAGTACCCACTAATAAATACGAAACGGGTACTCAATAAATATAGTGATATCAAGTGTTTGAAATCAATAGTACCCGAAGTACCCATTGTTAATTAATGACATTTAATTAAAGTGAGTTGTTTATAAGAGTATTCATATAATACAGGTTTCCTATTATAAAAAATACGGGTACAACGGGTACTAAATTCATCAAATACAGCAGTGACAAGAGATTGAGAGTACCCAGAGATAAAAATAAAGTGGGGACTCACTGGGGACTAGTACCCACTTTGAATAAAAAATATTAAATTAATATTGGAGGTTACATATGGATAAAGAGCAACTTAAACAGTATATGTACGATTATGTAAAAGAACATAAGGAAATCCCTATTTATCAGTTAGAAGATTTATTTGAAGAATTAGATTATGCCTTTAAAGGAAAAGCAAGCGTAAGTCATGACATAGATAATAATATCGTATTTTGGAGTGGGTGGAATGAGATGACAATGCGTGCACTGATTGAATTAGTTAAAGGTGAACAACTTGATCTTGTGTATAGAAGTAGTTATGTAATGCGTTATTTGTTAGATGGTCGAGTACCCAATTTACCATTAGCAATTAATTATCCAGAATATGAGCAACAAACTGAAGTACCATCATGGTTACCTATGTTATTAAGAGTAACCAATAAAGGAGATGAATAAAATGAACATAGAAATAATCGCAAACCAATTTGAAACAAGAGCAGGCACGTTATTAAGATATTACACAGGTTTATTAGAAAGTAGTAGAAAGACACCGTTTGGATTCAAAATATATAACGATCCGTTTGATATGGTGTATGTGGTCATGGAAAGTAATTTGTATGGTCACATCTACATTAAGGATTGTAATGTTAGAAAAGCGTTTGAATTAGCGTCTCCTAAGCACACTGAAGGGCTTATAAGAAGTATTGAGGGGCATTATGCAGGTTATGAAATACCAGATGGTACAAATGACACTATAAGCGATATGATGGCTAGTTTTATGTTTGATAATGATTATTTTATGTATGGATTGGAAACATTCGCAGAAAGTAATAATACTGATATGTTCGAGTATATGGAAAAAGATTTTGGCGTAGAAGAACTTGAGGGTATTCAGTCTAGTAATGCTGATGTGATAGGTAATATGGAAGTGTTGTACCAGTTAGCAACAGGAATTAATGAACCAGCAACAGAATTAGTTGAGGGATTGAAGTTGGTAACTGAGTTTGTGCAAGACGAGAACGCTACACAAGATGATTATACGGCGTTAGAGCGTAAGTTAAGTGAATTGAAAGCATCTTTTTACAGTTTGAATAAGTAAGGTTAAAAGGGGTCACATGTGGTGTGTGGCTCCTATATAACCTAATGAAAGCTAAGAATTTAAAATTACTATAGGGGGTGAGTAGTGAATTACGAACATTAGTTCTTTTTAGGGGAAATGTATTTCATGACAAAAAGTTGTATATAAACTACAATAAACCAGTGTTTTGGCTAATGTTAAGATTAAGTTAAAAAATATAAATAGCGAACATTAGTTTGTTATAAACATGAAAATTTAGTATAATAGATGTATAAAGTAAATATGAAGTGAGGTGAAAAATATGCAGAAATTAGCTGAAAAAGAAAAGACGTACCACTTACCCGATGAACACCGCCAAGTACTCAATGTGATAAGAAATACGTCCAATAAATATATTACTAAAACGCAGATTCTGAATCAACTCGGATTAGAAGTTAATAAAGCCAATGAACGATGGTTACGTTTAACGATCAACAGTTTAATACTGCAATATCAATACCCGATTGGATATAATTACAGTAAAACGCGTAGAGGCTACTACATGATTGAGAATGAACTAGATAGAAGAAACGCTATCGCAAGTATTCAACGTCAAATAGAGGGTAGTCAAGCACGTATTGACGCTATAGAAGAAATGAGAATCTAGGTGATATAACAATATGAGTGTAGATACGAATTATCAAGCAGATAAAGTATGTGACTACGAGTTGTTAACTAGATTTAATCCGACGTACATTCAAGAAAAAATAGCACTAATCGAGAATGATATTGAATCAATGTATGACCGTACATATCCACATTTAGTGGGTGATACGGTCATGGATAGTATTTATTATGAATCATTCTCGCTAGAGCATTTGGCGTTAGATATTATAGATCAAAAAGAACGATTAGCTAAATATAAGCAGAAAAGTAAATATTATCTTAAATGTTTTTATACAGTATTAGAGCATTATACACCTCAAGAAAGACACATCATTAAATTTAGTATTCGGAAACATCACATACCCGATACAGCTTTACTAGAATGTTTTAAACATGAGCTATATGAATTTATAGAACATATGAGGGGACAATACAGTCAATCTAAAGTTTATGAGTATAAAAGTAAAGATGGTCAACGATCAAATACATATGCTCATAGACTTACCTTAAATCAAGAAAAAGCATTACGTTTATATCGAACATATAAAGATGAGCGTGAGAGCGACTTAGAGTGCTTTTACGAGCATGTTATTCATTTAGATACTGATTCATTAGAACGATTTGTATATAGCAGAAACGAGTATAATATATCGTTAATAAATATATATGTACTGATTGATATAGCAAATGCGCATTTAAGCGAAGATGTTAAAGAATCATGTTTCAAGTATTTAAACAAATTAACCAAACAAATTAATAGATACCCTATAGAAGAGAGGATTACAAAATTATGGAACAAAAACAATATGATGAATTAAGCGATGCATTAGGACTATCGGAAGATCAAAAGTTAAAATTATTTATGTATCAAGAACGTCAAAAACAAACACAAGCGCAAGCAGAAAAAGAAAAACAAGAGAACAGTGAAGAAAATAAGCGAGAAAAACGTCAAAAGATTTTAGGTATTAAAGATGATACGGAACGTCAAACAGAGATTGCCAAAAATAGAGAGTTATTTAAGTAGGAGGTGTACCAATGAAAACATTAGACCAAATTAATAAATATAAAAGTAATATTGAGGAATACCGCAAAGATATTGAAAAACTAGATGACGAAGTTAATAAAGATGGTCAAAAGCTGGATGGTATCAACCAAGAATATCAAGAGTTAGTCATTAATGGTGAAGTAGAAAAGGCAGATAAACTTTATACAAAAATAGAAAAATTAGAGGCTGATTATAGAGCTAAAAGTAAACGTTTAATGGTTATGAAACAGTCATTTAAGAAAGTTGTTATTAAAAATTGCGAAAACATGAAAGATAGCGCGGATGCATTAAGTAATGAATACAACGAGACGTATCAAGATGATTTAAAGCGATATGAAACGCTCAAGCAACAACTTAAGAACGCTAAGGATAAACTTGTTGCCTATAACGATGAGTACAATGCCCAACAAAGCGCTTTATCACAATATATGGATCGCTTGAAAAGAGAGAATAACATTCAACCTGTAGAATTTATGGTTAACGTGAATAGTATTCAACCGTTCAATGTTTAATAGTCTATTGCCTACTCAATTGGATGAGTGGGCTTATTTTAACTGAGAGGAGTGAACATACATGCCTAAATTAACACCCAAACAAGAACGTTTTGTGAATGAGTATATTAGAACACTTAACATCACACAAAGTGCTATCAATGCTGGATATAGCCCAGCAAGCGCGCATGTAACGGGGTGCCGTTTATTAAAGAAAGATCATATTAATGATTATATCCAAGAACAAAAGAATAAAGTGATAGACGAAAATGTATTAACAGCTAATGAGCTTTTACATCTATTAACAAATTCAGCAGTTGGTGACGAAACAGAAACAAAGGAAGTTGTTGTTAAGCGTGGAGAGTATAAAGAGAATCCAGAGACGGGTAAAATTCAATTAGTCTATAATGAACATGTTGAACTGATAGAAGTACCTATTAAGCCTAGTGATCGCTTACGTGCTCGTGATATGTTAGGGAAATACCATAAGTTATTTACTGATAAATATGAGATGGAACTCGTCACACCTATATTCATTGACGATGTGCCAGAAGAAGATTAATAGCGCATGATTATTTATAGGTCAATTGTATTCCTCTCAACATTTTAATATAATTAAAATACATGCACGCAATAGAAATAAAAATACTATTCTACTATTTGCTATTCGCTACAAGCACCGATTATGCATGTCACTGGACGGTGTTATTCGAAACATAAGATATAATCGCTACTATACTTTAGTTTCAAACTACAAGTTAATTAGGATTGTATTTGACCATGGTCACTTGATCGTGGTTTTTTGTATTTAAAAAGCCCCTACCGATTTGATAGGGGAGAAAGGTCAAAAGCCTTTTCTTTTAATTTGTCTAAACACGAATATCCCGAAAAGTATCATGTTTAGAAATTTAAGTGTTCTTAAAGTGATGGAAGATAACGGTAATACAAATACTGATAAAATAAAATTAACGATAGTAAAAATTAATATAATCGCTAATAATATTTGTTGTGACTTTGGCATATTATGCCCTTTGTCATCATTACTCATGATATCATTCCTTTAATGCTACATGTACGATATCATTCCCCAAATTTCCAAAACATTCCCAATTCAATAATATCATAACTTTTAGCAAATTATCATAAAATATAGGTTAATTGTTTGTTTAATATGTAAAGGCATACATCCTTTACGTTAACAAACATATGATAAGCTATATACGAAATACCTTATTAAAATGGAGAAAAGCATGATACCTTTCATATTAATGTGGTTGGTCACGACCATTGGCATTATATACATTCTTTATACTGCTATTATGGATAAACCTATTATAAACTTTTTCTTTGCTGTTTTGTTTCAATCCATATTCTTGTTTGTTGTACGTTATTTCTGGTTACATCATCAGTTTATCGACGCATTTATACATTCATTTGATTTGTTAACGATTATTGTTGTGGCTATTTACGGGATATATAAGTTAAATAACGATAAAGTCATAGGAATAAGTGTCTTGTTATCCTAATTTAGGCTTGCATGAGGTGGTTACACCAATATATTTATTGATAGTATCGGTCAAGATGATGAAAAGAATGAGCGAGATTTAATAGAATTGGAGAATAATATCTAAATAGTGAGATTTAAGAAGGAATATATCTACTTATCTATGTTTAATACTTAAAAAAATGGCTATATTAATGTAAGAGTTATGCATTTGTATAACTTTAAACACCCCAAAAACTATAGTTTTTACTACACTTATTTAAGATATGGTATTTATCTTCTATTTATTAAATAATTATTTTCCCTTAGATTTTCACCCAATCTCTTGTTATTAGTAAAGCTTTCGTTAACCATATCTTAATAAGGTAGTTTTTTTATTTTTGTAAAATGCTTCATTTGGGGTTATATTTATAAGAAGTTAATGGTAGATTAATATTAGTGAGATATTAATTACGTTCTCACGAGGCATTCTATCATCATTATTAGTTTTCTTTCGAAAGATAGTCCTAGTGGCTATCTTTTTGTATTGTGAAAGCCTTTGTAAGTGTGTTATAATCTACGTCTAAAACTAAAACTTTTTTACATCTAAAGTACTCAAAAATGATTACTTTAGTTTCAAACTAAAGTTACGTAAATAAAATTGTAAATTTTTGCATTATAGAGTTCAATATTATATATATTAGTAATTGATAACCTCATATATTCGTTACTATTTAAGAACAGTTTATTTAACTGTTCTTATTTTTATGGTATTATATACAATACATGCAACCCTTTGTAGAAAGCTATAAAAAATCCCTGACTAATTTACTTATGCATGTCACTGGGTAAATTCGACATACTTTTTAACTCAGAGTCATTGACCGTATCAGTTATGATACGGTTTTTTTATGAAAGGATTGTCAAAAAATTGTAAATTAATGTGATTTCATCATTAGTAAAATAATGATACATTAAAATAGGAATATAAACGCTACAAAATAATTGTAGTGATTTTGCTTTGAAATATTCCCTCTTGTTTCTATTTGTGTAAAAAGCAGTCATAGTGACTGCTTTTTTATTGAATGACATATTAAATCTTGTTTTTATGTACGATGGTATGTTATAACATAAATATCACATGAAGTGAGAACTCATAAAATATCTTTTACTTTCTGCAAAACCACGTTCATTGTGATCGTGGTTTTTAATTTGTAAAAATGTTATGATTAGTTACGGAGTTCCCCAACTCCATTATTGCTTACGCATTTAAATATCTTTTCGCCACACTCTATATTGAGTGTGGTTTTCTGTATTGAATAAGAATTGTAATGATTGAATCAACTGAATTTAAATAATAGTACAATAATAACCGTCGTACATATTGCATATAAAATAGTCCATAATGTGTAAATTATCTTATGATGGTGGTCTGTTAAATTAAATAACATGTATAGATAATAAGAGAACAGCAAAAGACAAATAAAACAGAGTACATATAGGCATACTATGACAAAGGTCAATGCACCATCACCTCACTAAAAATTCATCTATTTTTAGTTTAACAGATATTTTAATTTATTTAGTGAATACTATGTTTAAAATTTAAATTTCTAGGTATTATATGATCGTCCAACTTTGTTTATTTATGTTTTTTGCGCTACATCTTTTAGGTGTAGTGCTTTTTAATGTGAGAAATCTATTTTGTTGCAATGAAGGAACGAGTTCGTGTGACTAAATATGTTTAAAATATAAGAAATCGGTTATAATATCTGTAGAGCTGGTCACTCGTTTTTAAGATCTTCAATATTTTTTCAATCTTTAAAGAATACCATATCTATTTAAATAGGTATGGTATTTTTTTATGTTCTGAGAAACGTCCTGTGTTACAGTGGCAAATATTATTTCGTAACTATACTATGTGTGTTAATGGTAAATGAATTTGGCGTCATGAAATGCAAGATCAGTATAATTAGTAAATCTAATTATGAAATAGCAGAAGATTAAAGCAAGTTAAAGAAAATGATCTTGGCATAGTGAGTGATCAAATTGATTAAAGTCAGTAAATTAAAACAGAACTCAAGTAACTAAATTTATAAAAGTTAGTGAAGAACTTTCTGATGATTCCACGTGGAATCAAACAATTTTAAGGGCAAAAAAAAGGGCATAATTTTGAAACAAAGAGCAAGAGTATGAACATTAATTTAATGATGGTATAGCTATATATACTGATTTATAGGCGTTTTGATTGTTGATGGAATGTTATAAAATATGTCTATATAAAAGAAGAACAATAATATATAGTTTATTGTCGGAACCTTGTAGGCTTAGCCTATGAGGTTCTTTTTTGTTTTCAAAAACTTCATGAGGGATATTCAATATGTAAATAATGTGAATCTGAAGACTTTGAATTTTTCCATGTGTGGAGTTGCTTAGTTATTTTTGTTAAGCTTAAAGTATACATAATGATTTATTGATTTTTACGGGGTGATGGGTAATCAATTCTAAAGTGAATGAAGTAATTAAAGGTGTATGTATTAATTTAATGATTACATTTGCAATTGGTATAGTAATTACGTATTTTAACTTTGATTACGGTATTGATAATGCCTTTTTTCATTTTTTAGAAAAAATTAGCGTTGTAAAGTTCTTTGACAATCATTCTGCGAATACTGCAGTGACGCTAGGACTATTGTTAACAGCTTATGAAGTCATTGATACATTATTTTTAGAGGATGATGAAGAGGATGAAACTGAGCGCTCTATACACGAAAAATAA